TCAATTAATTGTATTATCTCCTGGTAGTCCTTCATTGGTCTGCTCCGTATATGCTTCGTCTATTAGTTCCATGTCCTTCACTTCGCAACCGATGTAAATGCAATCTTCTCTTTCCACTGGAGGAAGTTCGACGACGTACTGTGTTTGTTGATCAAACTCAGGCACTTCTCCGTGCACTATTAATTTTTCCATTTTTGCTCACCGCCTTTCTGCATTCTGTAATGCTGATGTAGGGCTTTACGTGCTTGTGATAAAAATTGTAACTGTTCGTTCTTTTTATCCAGCCCCAGTAAGATATAACCGCTGAATAGTCTTTAATGGTCGGTTTTGGTTTGTTTCCGATTCTCTTTAGCCTTCTTTTGATTCTGAGATAGTTTCTCCTTCTCAAAGTCGTGTGGTTTCTGTAAAACTTCACACCGAGAAAATCAATCGGTCTAGAGTCTACTTTGAAAACTTGCCAGTTGTCTTTCATATCAAGCCCAATCAAATTTAGTTGCTTTACTATTTCAATTCTCGCTTTGTGTAATTTCTTTTTGTTCGGTCCTAAAATCACCAAATCGTCAACATATCGAACGTAATATACAGTTCCGTTTAGCGTTTTGATATAGTGGTCAAGTTTCGTTAAAAAGAAATTTGCGAACCATTGGCTGGTATAATTGCCTATCGGCAACCCTTCTGCGCTGTCGATAATGCTGTCAATTAGCCATAGAACATCATTGTCTTTGAATTTTGTTCTCATTGATTCTTTTAAAATAGCGTTACTCACAGTCGGGTAAAACTTACTCACATCCATCTTTAAGCAATACTTCGTGTTCTTTCTGTCGTTTGAAATCCATTTTCTCATGGCATTCTGCCCGAAGCTTGTGCCTCTGTTTGGTATACTACCGCAATTATAACGGTACATTCCTTTCATAAAAATAGGTTCAATGATCAGCATTAACGACCAGTGGATTATTTGATCCGGATAAAACTTAGGCTTTGATATTGTCCTTTCTTTTTGGTTTGCTCCATCTTTGATTGTTGCGACCGTGTATGGAGAAGGCTTGTAAGTTTTGTATTTAAGCATTTTGTGAATTTTTAGCGCGTATGCATCTATATTTTCTAAGATGCGCTTCACTTCTTTGTGATGTCTTTTGCCTAGAGACGCTTTTCTGATGGCTAGTTTTATATTTTCTACTTCGTATATTGCTTCATATAAGTGTCCGATTCTTTTCATGATTACCTTTCTTATTAGCCTCGCGATGTTTCGACAGCGCTACTAGACCGCGCTCTTTGTGGCTTTAGTTTTAGCAAGTGCTAAGGAATATAGAGTGCAATTTGTGTTCTAATAAGATGGCGAGCGCCGATGTTCAGGTTCGTGTTCGACGACGAATTGTTCAGATTCCAGTACGAAAGGCCCGCATTCGACCCATTGTTCCAGTTACCGCCCAACTGGGCAACAGCGCGCACCCTATATCCCTATGATTTAAAACCTTCTTCGGGGGAGAAATCCCCCGTTCCCCCTTTAAAGAGGTTTTCTAAGAAGGCGAGCGCCGATGCTCAGGGACGCGCCCGACGACGAACTGTGCAGAGCCCAGTACGAAAGGCCCGCACCCGACCCATCGTTCCAGCGACCGCCCAACTGGGCAACACGTTGCCCTGTTGATTGATAATAATAATCTGAGTAGAACGTCGTGCTCGATGCGCCTTCTGCCGTTTTGGTGATTTCAGCAAAAGGAAGTAGCGGGTCAAATCCCATTTCTTTCGCATATCCATCGACAGATGCGTTTACGTAGCCAAGCTGCTCGTAAGGAGCTGCGAATAGATTCGAAGCATAGCTATTTGCGTCTTTGCATACCCACGACTGGCGTTCGTTGATGTTGATGCCGTCGATAAATTGCCACATATCTCCGAAGATTGATTCAATACCCAGGAAGGCGCAAGGTGTTTTCCCGTCGTTCGCTTCTTTCCAGCCGATTTGAAATGGTGCACTCCAACCAGTTTTATATCCGACATTGTAGACGATATTGCCAATAGAGATATTGACCGCCGCACCGTCAAATACAAGGGCTTTATTTGATGCATCGTAGACGTTAATGGCTGTAATTTGCCTATTTGTCGCTATTTGGTTCCCGCCGAGAGATGTTCCTATTCCGATTGCTTGCCCAACTCGATACTGGTCTGCTTGTGCATTTGCTAAAACGATTTGATTAACGCCTGTTCCTGCGACTACCGCAGTGTGCGTTGCGGAATATTGACCAGCTGTATAACCTTGCATAATCGCTTGAGTGTTTAAATTAGCAAACATGACGTAGAACAATGCTTTAATGGCGTCTATTGCGTGCAAATCCATTTGCTGATAACCAGCACCGTTTGCTTTTGCTTTGTCTCTGAACTGAACGATGTTTAATCCATTTGCAGGGAATCTGTTAGGCTTAGATTCAAGCTTTAGCGTGTCGACGCTTAATGACGCAAGGTGTTTTCCTATTTCGACATAGTCATTTACTTTCCCTGTAGCAAAGTTGTAAAAGCACCAAGGCGCCCACGCTCCGGCAAATGGCTTTCTAGATATTTGAATCGAACGGAAGTTATCTCCATCAACTTTTTTAACATAAAATAATGGCATCCAAACAAACTTATTTCCGTATTGGTCTTCTGTTTCCTTAAAATCTCTAAATATTTCTGCGGTTAGAAAATCATTTTGTCCATTAACATTTGCCACCATGCCAATTGCATCGTCAGTGCGCGTTAGTACGGGGTTTGCTACTTTGGCCCAACTTACGCCGTAAATCTTGGCTTTTGAACCTAAGTTTGCACTCCCCCATCCATATATATTTCCGTTGAATCCCATATCACTATTCCATCCTGTATTGGATTTTCGCACCTGCATCCCCCGCTTTTATATAAAATACCTTGTTTCCTAAATTAGCAGTAAACACCGACACTGTTCTCACGGACTCGTTTAGCACATACGCCTCTTCATCATCGGCGCCCGTGATGGCCGACTCAGTCTTAAACAGGATGTCTCCCTCTAAAAGCGCGAGGTTTACTCTCGTTCCTAGCGTGTTGAATGTAATTACCTCATTTGCCGCAAGTGTTTTTCTCATTTGATCCTCCCGTTTAACTTGAATACTTTTACGATCAGCTCAGGAAAGTACTTCCCGATAGGATCGTTCTCGATTGACTTCCTTACTCTTTCCCAGTCCTCAACATTCGTCGATGCCGCGCGCATGATTTCCATGTAGGTAGGTTCGTCGCTGAAACTTTCTGCGACTGTAGCTGAATAATCAATCCATGGTAATTCTCCATGACTGGTCCACTGCCTGCCGTTTAACCCATCAATTTTCTTGATGTTAAAGCATGCCGTGATTTGTACACCGTCTGTCCATGATGGCGTGCATTCGATAACCTTCCCGGATCCAATGTAAATACCGATATGCCCCTGCATCCACACCACTTCGCCAGGTTTGATTTTCTCGAAGTTCATCGATTGATTTTTGCACATCTTAATCATCACGTTTGCATTCACATCAGGAACGTTGTTTGCGGTGTACTTAGCGCCACCATAAGGTGCCGAGCTGCCAACCCATCCCCAGAGAATCGCTTTAATAAGGCCGACGCAGTCAAATGCAAAGTACCCTTTACCTACTAAGCCTCTAAACCTTTTAATCCTTGGTGCCGTGTACCAGGTGCGATACTGATTTGTCTTTTGGTCGATTAGCGTGTTCGTGAGCTGCGCCCCGAACGTGCCCCACAGGTAGGCCGTCTTAGACTTAGTTATTGACACCGCTCTAGCTACGAAACTCTCACTCGTCATCATGATTATCACCGATTAAGTCCTTGAACATTTTGATGTATTGCTCTGCAAGCTTTTTCACATCAAGCGCTTTTACGTCGGCTAGCCCCTCTAATACGATATAGGAAATGAGTGATGCGACTGCGCCGATCAGTGCTGCTACTCTTTCGATGGTTCCTGATTCAGCGCCAGCCATTTCTAAACTACAAATCGCTACAGCTGTAATCACGGCCCAAAGTTTCCTAGAGGTTAGTTTCCTCTTCCAGTCGATTTTGTTCATCTGCACTCTCCTTTTCTATTTTCTTTTTTTTGATGCCACTTATCAGCCACAGTTCGCCCGTCATCGATAGAAACCATCCCTCTATCAACCTTTCAGGTTCCGAACCAGTGTGCCAAAACACTATAAAGACGCCTAGAGAAAAAAAGACATTGAGCACTATAATCAGTGCCACAATGCCTTTTGAGTATTTAGGAGTCTTTTTAGGTGCTTTAGGACGTTTCATTTCTATCACTCCTTCGAGTGGTCCAACCTTTGACTTCTTCGTGTAAGCTGTCGATGGTCCCGTTTCCGCCTAATGCTTTGTATGATTGATATAATGAGTTGAAGTTTTCTTTTGCGTAAATCGGCATGCACTTTTCGTCGCAATGTCGGTTGTATATTTTAATCATTTCAGTTCTTAAGAGTGCAATTACGCCATGCTCTACGGCTGTATAGTTGCACTTGATTTTTTTAAATTGGTTGCCAATGCTTACGACTTGTCTTACTAGGATCCCCGAAACTGTTACAAATAAGAATTGCAGCCAGTATTTTACGATAAATTCTTCCATACTCACCTCTTGAGCGCGTAGATTTCTGCATTTACTTCCCTGCGTTACCATTAAACTAATCCTTTTAGTTCTTCTGTCAGTACTTCTATCATCTTCTGATGCTTCACGATGCCTTCTTCGGTTGCAGCAATAATCTCAGCGCGTTCAAAAGAACATTCATAAAGTTTTAAGTTGAGTTCAAGTTCGTACTTCTGCCGTTCTAGCTGGTTAATCTTCATTTGAATAATCGTTTTTTTCTCTACCGGCGATAGCATGCCGCACCTTCTTTCTATAAATACAGATTCGCAAGTTCTTCATTGAGGACATCTAGTATTGATTGTTGCTTTACGATTTCCGCTTCGAGGTTGGCCACCTGGTCTAAGTCTCCCAAAGCAGTGGCGATTTTCTGTTCAACCTCAAAATGATATTTGTCCATGGATATCCGTTTGATTTGCCGCTGAAGATATTCAGCTTTTTCTTGTTCTGAAACCATGCGCGCTCCTTTCTACGGCAGTGCGTTGTAGTTGTTGGCGATGTTTATCCAGTTTTGAGCTAATATTATGTCGTTCCACTGTGGATAGCTAGGATAACTCACATAATAGTTGGTGGCGATCATTTCAATTGCTCTTAGCAAGTCTCTGACATCAAAAGAGTCTATTACTGCTCCGGCAACAACTTTGTAAACGTAATTGTTTATAAATGAATAGCTAAATGGCCATTTTATCGCCATTAAGTCAATCAGCGCGTTATATTCTGCTGCTGTTATTTTGATTTCCTCATCTACATTTACTGGAAAAGACCATTGGAATCCTACACCATGTACGTAGGTTGCAACCGTACCTTTTGAATACCTGTAATTTGAATCTTCTGCAATTACTTTTATGTCGTAAGGTCTTTCTTGGTCTAAGTTGATCAGCAATGACTTGTTAGTGGTTCTTCCTTTAAACCAGAACTGATTCGAACCACTTACCGCTGCCAGGACTAAGTAATATGTTCCTGCTGGGTTTGATGATTGCCACGTGATAGTTGCCTGTATGGCCGATATCTTTGTTCCTTGAACGCTTGTTACTTCAGACGGATGTGTGTTAGAGACTGTCATAGGCACTTTAGCGGCTTCATAAATCCAATAGTTTGCCGTATACGTAGAATTTCTTCCATAGTCCCACGGAATATAGAATTTTCCGCCATCTCCCCAATTGGTTCCCCACGAGTTTTGAACTATCCAGTGAAGTTTTCCGCTTATTACAGTGGCTCCTGTTATCAAAGCGGCGTGTACGCCTGCGTATCCGTTTGTAGGTGGAGGCATTATTGAACTCGGACCACTTAGCGTATTAAAACCGTATGGATAACAAAATGCAATTGCGACACAGCCGTAACTTTGAAGATAGCTATGAATTTTAGCGGCGTCGTAAAAGTCAAAAGCTTCAGGGGTTACAAATTTTTGTTTTAAAGCGTTTTGAGCTGCGTAGGCTGGGATGTTATTGTGAAGCGTTACGGAATCTGCGACACTCATAGTATCTAGCGGGATTGATGCTTTGTTATTGGCGATGTCTACCCTTGGCGATCCATCTACCATCACTTGTGAAATTGTCCCCACAAAAGGCATCCCTGATTCGTCTGCTCCGGCAAGCCCGTTTCCATAAATGTAAGACGCGCTATAGTTTTCAAACTCTGAGCCGTAAGATTTCATTTTGCCGACATCCATGGCTGTGGCGAGTGTCATTGCTACGCAGTTTCCGTATATAATTTGATTTCTAATTGTGGGGGACAATGGCGTGATTGCCGTTAATGGCGGTGCTATTCCTTCTGGTCCCTGAAAATTTACACTTCCAAACTCAACTAAAGAACCGCCCACAGTACATTTAACCTTCACTTTGTATGTTGCGCCAGGCATAAATGCCGTTGATGATCCAAACGTTAATGGACCTACTGTTAATGTTGTTGTAGCGACCGTGGTTATTTCGCCTGATGCATACCATATGTTTCCGTATATATCACCAAACTCCATTATGAATGGATTGAGTGTATTTAGGTTGACTGCGTCTTTCGTGAGCTTGAATTTGAAACTATTCCGCGTGAGTTCTTCGATGGTTACTGTTCCGTACACAGAGTCACCTCTTTGTCTATGATGCACCCACTCGGATAAATCGGCTGATAATCAAGCGGCCTTGGAAGATAAGCTTCAGACTTTGTTGGTTGGTACAAAGATCTAATCGTCTCAACGGTACCGTCTAGTCTCGTGATTTTCGCCTCTACCTCATAGAGTTTGCTTATATCGAGATTCCCGTAGTAGATTGGCTTTGTTCTAAATGGATACTCTGCATCAATATATGCCTTGATGTAGTTTAGTTTATCGATTGAAATTCGAATATCCTTGTACTCACCATCAAGTCCCATAATGACCATTGCAAGGCCGTATTCACAGTACGGATATTCAGTGGAAATCAATACCTCTGTCATCACCCATACCTCGCTTTCACTCCGGTTGTATTCCCATAAACAGTTAGGTCGCCATTCACTTTAAGCCCACTGCTCACATTCACAATATTAGCCTTAAGATTGATGCTTTCTAGGTTAGTAGGAGGTGTCGTGTCACTGGCGGTGGATCCGGTATAACCGATTGTCAGATACGGTCCGATGTCCCTCGAGCTCACGATTGCCGCGTCCCAATTTGGTCCAGCGGCTAACCTTACCATGGAGTACGAATCGTTTTGGTTAATACCGATTTTCAATCTTTGAAGGGCAGTCATTTGATTTCCAATGATCTTATCCGCTGCCACAGTGCCAGTGTAAACTCCGGTTGCAGTGATATATGTTGAATATCCTGACGCGAGCCATGCTGATAGTGCTTGAGCGTCCGTGTATGCATCCGGTACCGGAGGTTTGTCTGTGACATTTGCCCAGCTGATCGTAGCATAAGGCCCCATCGTGACGTTTGTTCCTACCACTAGGTTTTCTATTTGCGCAGCGGCTATCTTGGCGTTTGCCGTGTTGATGTTTTCAGCATAGATGGTGCCCTTGAAGTTGCCGTCACCATCAATCACGATTTCTTTAGCCTGCAGTTTACCATTTGTGTCTACATAAAAATTACGCTGTAGGCCTTCCCCAGTGTCAGAATACACGCTGATTCCCTCAGTCGCATTCATTACCGTTCTTGCTTTATCGTCGTTCCTAACGCTCTCAAAGCCGTTTTCGGCGCTAATCCTATTGCCGTTATAATTGACGCCCTTTGCCACCATGGAAGTTTCAATTCGATAAATGCTGTCTTCCAGGCTATTCACATAGTTGCCCACCTCGAACTCAACCTCTTGCGGATTGTACGGGTTTGTGGTTATGCTAACGATCCTTAAGGTCACATTGATGTCCAGGCGGTCATATCCGAGCGTCACGACGTCCCCGATAGCTAAGTCTGCAGGGTTTTCTAATGCACACTGGTATGAAATCGTCGGATTTCCATTTTCATCGAGCGTCCTTTTATCCACGCTTTTTGAGATCACAGTGACATTGTTACCTGCCATTAGGTCTTTAGGTACTGCGCTTCCCCTCTGCGTGAGAATCGATACGACGAACCCGTCAAACTCAATTTCCCCACCCAATAACGCAACATACCCCATCAACAAACCTCTTCTACTTGTGGCTTGCTGGATGGAGTATGTTAGCGGCTCTGTGAACTCAACTGTACCAGATATGAACCCTGTGCCTTCTAGGATTTTATCGAGTATCTGAATCGGCGTTCCTATTTCGGTAAAATAGTCTTTATTATATTCAGGCTTGTTTAGACGATAACTGACGTGCTCGCATTCGATATCGGCCACCGGAAGGTTACTCCCGCTTTGACCTCTTGTGAACTTCGCTATGTCGAAATAGTCTTTGCCAAGCCCTATCACATTGTACTCATTAACGTGTCTTGATAGCCTCTCGTCGAGTTCTACAGAGAAGTCTAGCAAATTATCGCCGTTGATGATTTCGCGCCTTGACGCCTCTAGAACGGTGTCGATAACGATTACTTCCTGAGGCGAGGCTTCCAATATTGTGATTAAACTCATATTGGAACCACCCCCATGCCTCTTGATCTGCTGCTGTTTCTGTTGAACTGGACTTTGCCTGTTGCGGTGGCCACTTTTTTACTATCCAGATATAAATTGGTTGTTGAGCTTCCACTTTCAATCGTCATTCCATTGCCCGCCCCGTTCGCGTTGATGATCGTGCTTGTCGTCATTCTGGTTTTAAGTCCGTTCATGGCTTTGTCTATTAAGCTTTTTGAACTGTTAATACCATCTGCGATTCCGGCCGGAATCCATTTGCCTACCTCTGAAGCCATTACCTTAGAAGGCGAGTTGATTCCTAGCGCGTTCTTAATGCCTTTCGTGAAGCCACTTGTGAATTCTTTTACTTTATCGCTGAGCCATGTGATTTTTTCTTGAACCCCTGACCATAATCCGGTGACAATGTCCTTGCCAATTGACGGCATTTTTTTAGGAATCTCCTTGATCCCGTCCACTACAGACGTAACGAACTTAGGAATTTCAACCTTCGCAGTAGCGACCATATTGGTTGTCCATACGCCTAAATTTGTAATCGCCTCAGATAACGCGTTCAGGATTTTACCAGGTAGCTCTTTAAAGAAGGCAACCATATTGCTTAGCGCTTTAGGGACTTCTGTTTTAATCCACTCCCCGAGATTTGTGCCGAACTTTACTATGTTTCCGATAGCTAAACCGAATATATAGCCTAAGTTTTCGGGTAGTTTTTCGAAGAATTCTTTTATTTTAATCGGCAGTTTTCTAAACCATTCGATTGCATCGTTGTAACCTTTCTCGATCGCAGACCATGCGCTTGAAAACGCCTTTGAAACGCCATCCCAGAGATTTGAAAAGAACTCTTTAATGGAGTCCCAATTCTTAATAATCAAAAATGCCGCCGCAGCTAGCGCGCCTACCACTGCAATCGCGATTCCTGCAGGGCCTAAGAAGGCGCCGATAGCAGCGACGATCCCTCCACCTCCAGTGATTGCCGCAGATGCGGCTGCCATTCCGGCAGTCACGAACGATGCTGCACTTGCAATACCACCTGCTATAGAGATGAGCGGACCTGCAGCAAGGATTAATGCACCTACCGCTAAAGTGGCGTTTTGCATTTCTGGCGTCATTTTTCCAAAACCGTCGATTAGATTGCTAATTGTGTCTGCTGCCGATTTCATAGCAGGCACTAAGTTTTCTTTTATTATCGGCGTTAATTTCTCTAAAACTGGTAGGAATGCCGCTCCAAGTTCTGCACCTGCAGTTTTCAATACCGCTTGAATTTGCTGTAAAGAGTCGTCGAATTTACCTAGGGCGTTTACGTTTTCATCTGACATAACAGCGCCGACATCATGCGCTTCTTTTTTGAGCCTGTTCAGCTCGTCACCGCCAGCTGCTATCAGTGGATTAAGCTCCGCGGCTGATTTACCGAACAACTCCATGGATAACGCATTTCTTTCGGTTTCGTTAGCAACTCCCCCTAGAGCTTCCAGCGCCTCTGCCCAGACTTCTTTTGCATCTCTCATGCTTCCGTCGGCATTTGTCGTTTCAATTCCTAGCTCTTTAAACGCTTGCGCTTGGGCACTTGTGTCTGTTTTTGCCGCCGACATGCTCTTTGTTAGTTTCATCATGGAGGAAGTCATCGTTTCGACTTCTACATCTACAAACCTCGAAGCATATTGTAATTCTTGCAGTTCTTGAGTTGTTAATCCGGTTTTATTTGATAGAGTAATCAGCTCATCTGCTCCGCTTGCTGCGGATACTGCTAAACCGGTTAATCCAGCTATTGCGCCCATCGCCGGCATCGTAACGCCTTTAGTTAATGTGGATCCCGCACTGGATAAGTCTTTACCTGCATTTTTCAAATCTTTTGAGATTTGCTTAAAACTCTTTTGCATGTCAGTGAGGTCGGCACCGACTTTAATCATTAAAGATCTAATTACAGTGCTCATTTTAAACCTCCCATTTCATCAATTGCTTTGCTCATTGCATCTGATAGTTTCTTAATGACATATGCTTCCGTTTCGTCTGCTGCAGGCCTTAAAAATGGCTGTTCTTTTACTACGCCAACTGAATTCCCATTGATTACTATTTTGTGTCCTAATTCAACTCTGGATGTATGTCCCGCTTTTCTGCCTCTGTATGTCACTTTACTAAAAATTCTGAACGGAAATTTTTTGCTGATTTTAGCTTTTCCCAGATATAAGTTTGATTTTAACAACTTAGTTTCACCTTCTGGCGCTTTCGATATCGCTTTTTCAAGCACTGTTTTTCCGGCTTCATCGGAAGTATCTTTTAGCATAACTAGCGCATCGTCTCCGAGACTCAAGAACGCTTTTATGAGTTCATCAAGCCCTTCTACCTCTGTTTGTGATTTGCTATAGATTGCCATCAGTTACCTCCACCACTTCTCCGCCGAAAGCCGCATTTAATAGCATCACCATAGCGACCATATCTTCTTCCGTTTGCACTTTTGGAGTATCTTCGTAATCAAATTGGATAAGCGAATCTAAATTCGGCAAAACTTTACTGCGCGCAAATGCTTCAGCGTGCCATGCGGTATAGATCAATTCGTTTCGCCTCAGTGTCGCTCTTCTTACATAACCTTTAGCCATATGGTAATACTCGGCCCACGTTAACGACCAAAACTCATTTGGCAACAACTGCATTTCTCCGACTGCAAATTTAAAGCTTGCAGAAAAGTCTAGGTATTCTTTTTCCGACTCTTCTGCATCAATTCGTTTGGGCTTTCTTCACCTGTTTCAAACGCCACTTTTACAGCTTGGCTTGTTTTCTTGATAACATCTGCGAGGCTTTTGGCGTTATCGTCGATCAGCTTTACGGCGTCTTTTAGCGTAAGTTCTGGTTCATCTTGCATAAGCATCACCCAAATCAATTCCTTGCACAATTCCATGGTGAAATTGTCGTCGAACTCAGTAACTTTTTTTCCGGTGAGCTGTTCGAAATCGCTTGCTGCTCCCATTCCAAATCTCAGTTTTCTTGGCTTATCCAGTTCTATAATTACAGATTGAATCATCTTCTTACCTGCTTTCTAAAATATAAACGGGAGGCATTAGCCCCCCGCCGATTCATTATGCCCTAACTACGCTGAATTTATACGTTTTAGGCGCTTTGTTAGCTTCGGTTACCTTGACAACTACAGGCGTAATACTGCCGGCAGCTCCGAGCGTGATCGCTGAAGATGCTTGGCCAGTAGCCACTACCGAGTCGTTAACAGTGATGACACCAGATACTGCTGTAGGTGTGAACGTGACTGATGATACACCAGTAAGCACGGTTGCGACGTATTCGAGCGTGTTGGTGTTAAATACAGGTGTTAATACTGCTGAGTTCGAGATTGAAAGTGCAGTCATTCCAGCACTTGTTGCTACTGAGAATACTGGCTTTCCAGTCGGCTTAATTTTCGCACTAAATGGAATGCCACCATCGATAGGTGAATCCCCGATTTTGATGCTTGTAACGTATCCGTTAAACGTCCATTTTGCGCCTGTTGATGGAGGTAGTTCGATGATCGCTTCTCTTTTGGTTCTTGAATTAAAGTCGTTCAGCATTGCCATCTGACCATTTGCGTCTGTTTCGCTTAAAAAGCCTTCGATACTTACCTCTCCTGGATCAATTAATCCCGGAATAACTTCTTTATGATAGTCAGCAGATTGGTGCGTGGTTGCTGGTATCATATCTAGAGTGGATTCAATACCACTGATATTTGTCAGCTCGCCAACCGTTTGAGCGTTCCATTTGAACACTGTTCCGAATGCTAATTTCATGGCTTACTCCTCTTCGTAATTTATTTGAAACTCTAACGCCTCAGTGAATAATTTAATAGTCCCGTCAGGTGTTGTTAACTTGTCTGAAAGCTCGTTCTCTAGTTTAATCCACTGAACTTGTATCCCGCTCATGACACCTACGAAATCATTCAGCGCTTTTTTGATTTCTTTTGCAACTTCTTTTGCTTCCACTTTTGAATAGGAAAATGCAGTAAATTGATACATAGGTCTGCATAGTTTAGAGATTCCAGACAGCGTGTGTTCTTTGTTGTCGCTCACTTTTATCCAGATAACCAGAGGGTATTTGGCATCTTGTGGCGACTCATCTGGAAATAATTTGTCTTGAATTTTATCTGTAATGCCAGGCTTGCTTAATAGGAATACCTTTAAAGCTTCATCGATGCCCATTAAACCACCTCTTTCACGCTAACGATCCACCACTCATGCGCCTCGTCTTTATCGTTTACGCCTAATATTTCAAATATTCGAGACCCGTATTTGATTCTGTTCAAGGGCGTTATAGGCACCCTGTAACGTATTTTAAACACTCCCGTGGTCACCGAATTAATCTTTTGCGCTGCGTAAAACTCGCCACTTCCAGAAGATATAAACTCTGCCCACGCTGTTTTGGTAGTCGCCCAGTTGTTAATAGGCGCATTCAATGCGTCTCGCGTTGGTGTATTTGTTTGAATTTCTACTCTTCTAATCACGTTCTCAGCTCCAGTCTGAGTTGCATGGCGAAATCATCAACAAGTTTTCTCACAGTCCCACCCACTTTGTCATTCATTCCCCTATTGTCATAAAGGTCTGAAATAATAAGTAACGAGAGGGTTTTGGCCCTCTCGTCTGTGTTTGGATATGTCTGTCCGATTGAACCTTTTAGGTAAGAATCGGCAGCTGACATTAAACCTGTTATCAAATTGTCGTCCTCGGTGAAATCCACATGCAGAAAATTTTTAACTTCGTCTAAAGTCAGTGCTGCCATCGTTCACCTCTATTCAGTCGCCATAATTCCTGCGTCGATCAGTTTAGTTAGTAGCGCGTTGAAGTCCGTCTTCAAATCGGCGATTGTCGTGGCGGTGCTTTGCGCTTGAAAAGCGACTGGACCACCTTCAACTGTACCGAGAATTACGATTTTCCCACCAATCACCAGCGTGTCGCCACCATCTGTGGAGTAGTTCTTACAAGTATTGCTCATAGCTTCCTCCTACACTTCCATTTTGAGTGCAACGAACTTTTGAGAGTTCTCAATCTTAGAGTCAGCTTCTACGTATCCAAGAACGCCTACTGCATTTTGAATAGCATAAACTTCATTCAAGACTTTAACTTCAACGTCTTTTGATAACTTGATTGCCATACCTGACATGTCACCATATAAAACTGGAATTGCATTTTCGGCAACTGCAGGCATATTGTCGTCGATTGAAACTGGTTTTCCAAGAAGAGACCATCCGCTACCTGATCCAAAATCTCTAATCAGGATGTAATCGCCTGCTCCGTCTTTGAACTTTCTGATGTGTTTGAACACCGCTTTGTTCATGGTCCAGTATGCATCTGGTTGATATACTTCTGGAACTTCGAGTTGCATGTCGATTAATTTGTCTGCAGTGATTGCGCCGATTGCGATTCCGCCAGCGTTCATAACATTGGTAGTTTTGATAGCGCCAGTCATGTGACCAGCTGCGCCAGTTCCTGCAATCGCTTCTTTTGTTAAGAAGTCTGCAAGCGCCTTAGCGATTTTCTTGATTACGAAAGTAAGGACATCAAGATCGGTGTTGTTGATGAAGTTTTTAGAAATTTTTGCAAGCGCTCCGATTGAAAGTGCAGATAAGTCTACAGAAGTGAACTTTCCTGCGTGAGCTGTCAGGTCTGTAAACTCAGTTGCGTAGCCTGCTTGAATGTCATCGCCGCCATCTGCTCCGTAAACCGGAATTGAGAATGTGCCTTTTGCGTAGTAAATTGATGCTTTTGAAAGAATTGGTGATAACGTTTTTACTTCTTCGATGATTTTGTCAGAAACTGTCTTCGGAATTACAGCTCCATTCGCTCCGAAGCTAAGCGCTTTACCTACGCCTCTAACATAATCGACGAATGCTTTTTCTTCATCGCTGATCGTAGTTTTGTTTGATACTTCGTCTGGCACTTTCGACTGCTCAAGTTTGAATAACTTTTCTTCTGTGCTGTACTCAGCTTCAAGAGCATCATAATCAGCTAAAAGTTCATTTGCTTTAGCGATTTCTCCAGACTCGAGTGATTTTCTAGCTGCATTTCTGATATCTTCCATTTTCGCTAAGAGCTCTCTCATTTTTTTATTCATTCTCTTGTTCTCCTTTTGATTTAATAAAAATAAAAGACCTAGCAAGCTTAATCTTGATAGCGTCTTTTTCACTGGTTTGCGGTTCCTTCTGTTCTGGTTCAGTCGTTTTTTCTGCGCCATACTCTTTTACGACGCCTGCTTTTGGTTGCGCTGGTACTGCCACAAATGAGAGCTCGTATGCGTCTTTCGCATCGAGCAATTTGAAATAGCACCATTTGCCTTCGTAAGTCTCGTTAGGGTAATGATCACACCAGTGTTTTCTGTTATTCGTTCCACAGATTGAGCACTGGACATTATTGACCGTGCATCCTACCGACACTTCCTTCTTGATTCCGGCTGATATTTCAGTGATCAAATCCTTGTTGCTTTCGGTCCTGACCATGTAGACCTTCGCGATAAGCGAATGATACTGCTCACCTGCTTTAGTTAATCCTTCACCTGGAATAACCTCTGTCGAATAGATTCGCGCTACTTGGTTCTCAAACTTGGCCGTGTGATTGCCGATAACTGTTTTCCCGATGTATAAATCCGCTAATTGCTTGAGCGTATCCAGCGGGAACACTTCGAAGTCTCTGTCGATTTCGTTGTCGCACATTGCAACTTTGAAAACGAACAAGTCTTCTGCTTTCAGTTCTTTGATGGCGTGCTGATTGATAAGCACCAGATCGTCATCGGTTATTTCCAGTCCGTCTACTTTTGCGGCTTTTTTAATTAAATCTGGCACTTAACCACCTCCATTGCTTGTGTTGAAATTTTTCCCAGCATCTTTTACAGGAATCATATTGGATTGAATCAAAAGAACATCTGCGCCTTCTTCACTTGGTAAATCGAGCATGCTTCTTGCCTCGTTTGGCGTTTTAAGACCGCCTGCAACAGCATTCTTAAGCGTTTCAATCTGTGTTTTTAAGTCTGCCCTGAGGATTACTGACACGTTGAATTTCGCATAATAACCTTCAGAAAGCTCCTTTTGAGTAAGCAACTTGTAGGCAATTTCTTCTTCGTACTGTTTCAAAATATAAAGCAGTGTGTCTACATAGAACGCCAGTTGCTGTTGTTCTGCGGCGGCATAGCTCGATTTTTCATAATCGTTAATCTGATTTGGTTTGATTCCGAAGGCTGCCGCGATTTGCAGTGCTGAATACTTTTTCAGCTCGATGAATTGGTTGTCTGCCAGCTTTATATTGAGCGGTTGAAGTGTTGAGCCTAACGGTATAGGTATGATTGATTTGACCGTGTCATCGTTTCCAAGCGCAAAGTCCTCAATTCCCTTAACAAATTTCTTTGTCAGTTCATCATTTAAGGAACCAGTGTACTGAAGAACCGCTTTAGCTGTGAATCCATTTTCATAGAGCTTGTTAAGCATCGACTGTGCCGTTAGGTTTCCTGTTAGCGATGTCCTTAGGATGTCTCTAACCGCTAATCCTTTGATTCCATCTAGACTTGAGGATGTCTTAAAATGCATGATGCTGTCGCTAGAGAACTTGTAGTTCTTCCCAGTTTTAGGATCCGTGTAGATGTACCACAAGGCGTTTGCAGTGCCCCATAGATTAGCATCGTCGATGTACTCGTTAACGAATTGGCTTGGCAGAATCCAAAGTGACGCTCTCGAACCGGCGCCATTTATCAATACATAACTGTTACCATAGTGGTTACGGTTATGCTCAACCGTCGACCAGAAATGCGTGGCTGTCATGTAAGGATTCGGTCTGGTTTCCAGCATGTTGTAATACTTGTGCTCTCTTGCTTTTCTGACTCCTCTGTTTTCAGTTTGTTGCTGAATTTTAAGAGGCAATTTGCCTAAAGATTCCGAGAGAATTTTCAAACATGCAAAGTAAGTCGCCTCTGACATCGTGTCAGAAGAAGTTCCACCAATATTGAGCATGTCTATTAATGCTTGAAAGGATGGATCAACGGTTAAATCGGTGCCTTTGTTACTTCGTTTGAACGGATTTTTTAGTTTAAATCCACGTTTTTCGATGCGTTTCACCTCCTTTCAGGCATAAAAATAAGGCATTGACGTATGCCTTTACGAGATATTCGGATCATCTCCTTACCATCCCATGCGCTCAATGTACTTGCGCATTTCACTTTCTACATCGATAGCCACTTCTTTTTTCATGGCCAGCACATGGCTGTCGATAGCCGCATCTACCGGGTCAATCCTTTGTGTTCTTGAATTTGGTTCTTTGTCCACTTTGATTTCGCAGAAACTATTACTGGTCGTTTTTGCGTTTATAAATGACCATATGAATAGTGCATTTTTTCTGTCGAATTCGATGTCTTTATTTCTTATGAGCAGCTGAAGGTCTACTGTCGCATCGTTTAGGAAACGCGCCGATTGAGTGATCATGGTGAGTGGACATCCCAACTCCTCCAAATCTGCTAGGAATCCGTCAGCGTTATGCGGATCGTATCCTATCCCTAAGAAATTGATGTTATACTCGTCTCTCAGCTGTTTTAAATGCTTAACGATATACTTATAGTCGTTCTTGAAATCTCCAAGGCCACCAGTAACGGTTATTAACCCTTCCTGCTCCCAAATATCGTAAGGTGCGATATCTGAAATGATGTGTTCCTGGAGTCTTGCCCTTGGCATGAATGAATGGGAATAAAAATAGAACTTGTATCTGCCGTCTACGACAAACTCAAATTCTAAATTGATGGTTGTAAGGTCACCGCCTGATGATAAGTCCATGCCGACATAGCAGGATTGACCTCTAAAATCGTCGAGTGTTCTGTCGCTTGCACATTGCATGAACGATTCCACGTCGACATATTGGTTGTCACCCTTTTGGACCCATGTGTTAAGCCTTTTTGTCATGAAATCTCTAAGCTCAAAACCGCCGATTTCCCTGGCTTTCAGAGCAGTGTCCCTCATATTTTCTATACCTTTTGGCTCTGCGCAGGTGAGCGGATTAGATTTAATCCAATTCTTTTCATCCCAAATATCATCCCCTTTATCCATGCTGAAAATTAACGCGAACATCGTTTCATTCGCGAATCCACCGCGAAGAAGTTTCTCGCACATTACCCGCTGCTCATAACACGGTGAGTTTAAATTGAATCCCGCAGTTGTGATTATCGATATCAGAGTTTCATCCAAAAAGCCTGTTCCACCCTCTAAAAGCTTAAACATTTGGTTGTCGGCATGCGCATGATACTCGTCAACCGAGCCAAATATCGGCCTGAAGCCGTCTATCTTCTTGGTGTCTCTGGATAGTGCGCGTATAGTCGACTTTGTTAACTTGCAGAAAATTTCGCTTTTGTAGTCTTTGACCTCATAATATTCTGCCAGTTCGTCATCGGCTTCTATGAATTTCACGACTTCATCGAACACTATCTTCGCCTGATCCTGCTTCGTTGCTGCCAGGTATAGTTGCCCGTAGTTATACCCACTGAAATTTCCAATGTATCCTGCATTGATTCCGTTTACCAGCGACTTGCCTTGTTGTCTGGCCATCTCGATGTAAGATACGCGGAACCTTCTAAACCCTCTGCTGTTTCTCCAGCCGTATAAACTCCCGAATATGAAGTCCTGGAATCCTTTTAGCTTAAGTTGCTTTTTCTCTTGGCCTTCGGCAATGAAAAGAGTCTCTGCGAACTCAATTACTTCGTTTGCTTTATCCACATCGAAGTAGTACATGAATCCTTCAGTGTTTTGCCGCTCTAAATCCTTCAAATGTCTTTTGCATGCTAATATCTGCAGTTCACCTGCTACAATCTCTCCTGCGACTACTCTTTTCGCGTAGGCTGTACATCTATCCATTAGCTTGCTCCGGACTTATTGAACTTGTCGAACTTATTCTTTTTAGGTTCTTCTTTCTTTGCCGGTATGGTGAGTTTGCATCTGGATCCAATTGTAAGGCCTAGTTCTTTACTAGCAGCTAACATTTGCCTATACGCTCTGTCCTGAATCTTCGAAGCGCGTTCGAATGCTTTAAAGTCGATCTCACCGTTAGTCATGGTTTTCTTCACGATTTTATTGCATTTGATATAGTGATCTTTGGCGATTATGTAGCTCGCTAAAGCTTCGACATCTAGATTCGTCATAATGTTAATTTTTACTAGCTCTTTTGCTATTTTTTCGAACTCTTTTTTTTGAGCGGCTGTAAGATGCTTCGGCGCAGTAATTCCATCGTTTCCGGCAATCACTTCCAATTTTGTCCGATTTTCGATTTCTTGCTTAGTTAAATGTGTCTTGCCTTTTGCGATTATCAGGCTTACAGGCTCTCTCTTTCTTCCCATGTTCTCACCCCGCAATTTTTGAGAATAAAAGGAGTTTTTGCTGGAAAACACTCCGACGCCCGTTCTATAGTGATAGCTTTCAAACTTTTTTATAGCCCCCTAGCCATTCTAATTACTAGGTTTGCGTTTTCTTGAAGTGAAGCGTCCATGTCTAATGTTATGATGTCTCGTGCAAAGCCCTCTTAGGTTTTTTATATCAAGTCTTTTTTCCCACGCTTTGTCCAGTGATTCGATGTGGTGAACCTCTGCCGCTAGTTCTATTCGAATAGCGTTCTCTTCTACACAATCTTCACACTTGTAGTTAATCTGCATTAGCTTTACATAACGAAGTGTCTTCCACTCTTTCGAAGCATAGAATGCGTCGTGTAACGGATTCCTTTGACTGTTATATTGTTTGGTTCTCTTTGCTTTACTTTCAGCTGCGGCTATGTCTGCTAATGGCTTGCACTTCTCACAGTAAGTAATGCCGAACGGTATTATGGTTTTGCATCTTGCGCATTGCTTCGTTAACATTTAATTAACCGCGCGCCGCACGTTGCGCAATAATCATTGTAGCCATAGTCACCACAGCAATCACACTGGAATAATTGAGTTCTGTCTTTCACTTTGCAGTTTCTGGTATTCATATCGCCATCGTTACATGAATGACACCTATCACAGTCCGCCCGATCATCACAGTCGTGGCATACACAATCATTGCACATATCATCGCCGCCTTTATCTTAAACATAAAAAGAACGCCTATCTCTAAGCGCTCTTTCACGATTTCATTATACTACTTTCTAGTGTTCACTTGGGTTCGCTCTTTCTCTATCCCCATCATTCTTAGACAATTGCTATGGATATGATGTATTTGCGTCCATCCGTAATGCATCTCTACCGCAATCTCGGTCCATTCTTTGAAGTGGATATACCTAAGTCTCATTAACAGTTTTTCTCGCTCTGGAAGTGCTTCTATCGCATCCTCAATCTTTTTCAATGCTTCGTATGCTTCAGCGAGCAATACAATCAATTTTGCCTCTACTTCATCCAGCTTAATTACCAGGTCTCCTATTTTATCTTTAAATCCAGTGCTTCTAGGTTCATCGCTTAGTCTAGGAGATTGGCATGCTCTAAGTGCTTTTAACTCTTCTAGCGTTTCTGTTAATCGCTCGATGTTCTTACGTTTCCACCAGTACTCTCTTAAATCTGATTTATCCAAATTAGCCCCCTAAAGTGTTTTTATATGCGTCCCAAAGGCTTAGCCCCAATCTTTCTATTGGACGCATTGCCCTTTCTTTGCAATGCATAGGCATTGGACGTTCATTTATGCTATTTAGAGATGCTTTAAATCCTTTCAAGTATCTTTCGTATATCTCGCTTCTGATTCTTTCGAGTTTCACATGTTGTCGCCTTTCTCTAGGCGTCGGATTCCTTTTAAGTTCTATGTCTAGCATCCACTTATCGAGTGCTTGAAATACCATGATTACCTCCTAATCAAAACGGTACATCGTCGTCGTCTTCTAATTGCTGAAAGTCTTCGAAATTTCCTGTGCCAAAACTGAAATCGTCATCACCTGATTTTGAAGGTTTGTATTCTCCCCATTCTAGAAACTCCACGCGATTGGCTAGCACTTCCGTAGTGTATCTGGTTTCTCCAGCGTTGTTTTTATAACTGCTAGTTTGGATACTGCCTTGAATAGCAACCATTTTCCCTTTTGCCAGATACTGAGAGCAGTTTTCGGCTTGCTTCCCCCAAACTACTATTCGAATAAAATCGGCTGTCGGTCGGCCTTCTGCTTCGAAAGCAGCTTTCTTTTCTTTGGTTAATCCCTTATCTATGGCCATGGTGAAGTTCGCCACTGCTTGTCCACTACCTGGTACAAATCTTAGTTCCGGATCTCGAGCGAGACGCCCAATTAATACTACGCTATTCATTTTCCCCTACTTTCTCTAATATGCTATCGTTAACCGGCTCATATGGAATCGGGCATAGCATCCTTCTCGCTTCATAATTCATCTAGACAAAATCTCCCTTCTCAATCGACATGCATGCATACCCTTCTTGAAGACCAAGCCCTTCGTGAATGTACAATATCTTTACAAACATCTCAAAACCAGTGTATTCATTTGTGTCATCATCGATTGCCTTTAAGTGCAAGATTTCTCCCACTTGAAATCCTCTATCGTTTTTTCTGATTTCAAACCTCTTGCCAGAAATTAAAATGTCTATAAAATACTTTTGTTTGATTTTAAGCTCGTGTACTTTCAACTTTGCCCTCACTTTCTTGCTTGTGAGCTTCAATCATTACTACGCACTTTTTATACAATAAATATCTTTTTGTGAATTTGCTTAGTGGCTCGTTTGACATAGCCACTTTTAGTTTTCTGTAGCAATCCATCGCATTTTCGCCAATTGATAATCTCATTCCGCTTTTTGTGTCAGTAGCGTTGCAAGCATTGCCACTTCTAAAAAAACCAACCTCGACAGTCTCTCCGTTAAGGTTTAACTCTTTTACGAGTCCATTGACCCGTGTTACTACAATTGGATTCGATAAGTTGTTTCCTCTTTCGCAAATTAAAAACGTTTTTTTCATTTGGATTCCTCGCTTTCAAGGTGTTTTTCTAAAGCTTTCCATTTCTGTCGAGTATTTTTCCAATCTCTGTTTTTCCACAACCACATAATAGCTCGTATATAATAAAACGGTTTTCTAAGCATCATTTTCCCCCTTTAGTCTGCTTTTCACAATCTCTGCATATTCCATCTATAATTTGATAGTCGACAACTTCAAAACCACATGAGATACACCTTTTGAATACCGGCATGTCTCTTCTTAACCTGTTATCTTTTAATGAATTCTTTGATGAACGTATTTTAGGTGTAAGATATTCCCTCAAATATCTATCAAATACAAAAGAATCTGGCCACATCACTCGCCCTCCATAATCTTTAACGCTTCTTTGAGTCCTTCTAGCATGCCTTTATTTATCGGCTGACCGTCCCATTGCTGCTCGCCATAACTGATCAGTTCTTTGAGCTTATCAAGTTTTGATTCTTCCTTTAAGGTTTCAAACTTGTTCGTTTCCCCTTCCCAACACCACCGGCAGTCGTTTGTGCATCCACTATTAACATCACTTGCACGAGGCATCCCTTTTATGTAGCTCCCTGGGCATCGTGCCGTGAGTTCCTCTAAATTGATGATAGTATAGCCAACCTCATTCAGTACGGCTTGTATTCTGTTCATTCTGAACCTCCTTAAAGAATGTCATCCCGGCGACTTTGTACGGTAGGTCCTTTGGCTCGAGCAGCTGAATCTCTTCCCACTGCCTGTCACTAACCGTTGGATTGTTCTCAATAAACCCAGAAAGCTTGTCTTTCATTTTTTCAAATGTTCCTTCTATGAATATTCCAGGATCTCTATCAAAATTTATTAAATATCTAGCCATTGAACTTCATCACCCCCATACCGCCACACGAACATTTGTTCTTTAAATGAATTTCACCAAGCTTAGTCTTCTCTTCGTCTACTGGCATTTCTTGCAGACATACTCTGCAGATATAAATCATTCCTAGTTTAGGATCAGGCTTCTTCATTGTCCAAATCTCCCTATCATCATCGTTGTCGCATATCTGGCTTTTAAAGTTGTTTCACCCATGCGTTCTTTGCCATATTTGTCTAATAACCAGTTGAGCATCTTTTCAGTCTTCTCGTTGAACTGTACTGTTTTATTATTCCTCAAAGCATATATAAGTTCTTGCTTAGCACCTTCGCTCTCAGTCCAGTT